ACTTCTAAGTTAGCCGCATTTTCATCTAAACTAACAGCTTCTTTAATTTTACTTGCAACTTCGGCAAAATCTTTTGTTTTAATAATCATTATTTTTCTCCTTAAAACTCTAAGTCGGCACCGTTATCAATTGCATTATCAATAACAGTTTTACTTAGCTCACTATGTATATTATACAATTGTTCCATAGCCGCATCATGTGGCACTTTCTTTTTTTCAAGTTTTTCAAACTCATCTCTTAAAGCAACGGCTGCTTCATCAGCATACCACCTTGAAACATTATACGGATCACATTTCATAGGCACGTTAATGTAAGGTTTAGCTGTATCAATCATGATTTGAGGTAGTCTTTGTTCAACTTGATCAGCATAATAAGCTGGACACTCAACTAAAACTTCATCGTGAACCGTAATAATTAAGTGAGCATCAAGTTCATTTAGAAGTGGGTCTCTGTCAATATTAATCATAGCTAACTTGGTAAGAGAAGCTGCACCACCCTGAATACGGGCATTAAAGCACTGTCTTTCAGCTTGGGCAATTTTACCGGTATTGGCACTAATAATAACGCCATCTGCTAAAGCCTCTTTAGCTAATGTTTCATAAGCTTTATTGCTCATTTCGCCATTTGGTGTCCATTCTTTTATGAAGTCTGGATGCTGCTCATTCCATTTTGCAATACGCTTCTTTTGAGCATCATAAGATTTGCTGATCATCTCATTAACTTTACTCTTCCACTTAATAACTAGTGGGTCGCGTTGGTCATCTCTATTAGCGCAACCTAAGAATGGGTTAAAATTAGCAAGTTCATTATTATCTTTAAGATGAACTGTATATTTTGGTAAGTTAATTTCTGGTAGATGTCTTCTACGGCCCGCCCAATCTTCAACGTAACCATTTTTCTTTAAAAATTCTTTAGAGCTAGCAATAGTTTTTTCTACGCCATGGAACTTTTTAAAAAACTTAGCTAACAGAAGTTCGCCATCATCAGCAGATTTACCCATGTTAGAACCAGCAGTGGCACCAGACATACCATAAGTAGCTGCAAGTTGAAGAACTTTTCCAACTTTACGTCTTTCTTTACCCTGTTTATTCATATTTGTCTTGTAACCACAGATGATTTTCTTTCCATTTTCTTCAATTTCAGTTCCTTCTGGATAGAATTCAAGGTTATCTTCATATTTATTATCAAAGGCAGATTGTGCAATAACTGCATACAAATCTTGACCTTTCATATAAGCGTCAATCATTGTTTGATCTTGACTGACGAATGCGGTTAAACGTGGCTCAGGCTATTCCTGAGCAGAATAATCTGATCCGATGATTTTAAATCTTGTTCGGGTATTAATTTTTCTACTCATAAATTGGCATCACCTCCTTTACTAAAATTTTTTTATTAAATTTGTACAGAATATTCTCTTTTTTCACTATTATATACAATATTTTTAATGTCTGCTACTTCACCATCATCAACTAATAATTTATCGCCAATATGCAAGTCTTTACAATATTGATAACCATTAACTGTTTCAATTTCTGTAATTTCAGGTACTGTTAATATATCATCAAATTCTTTTTGAGCTTCTTCAACTTTTGCCTTAAATAGCATACGAATTTCTGGATTATGAGATGGAATATTTTGAATATTTATACCTGAGATCTCAACTGCTTTATTATCTTTATCTAAATATTTCCACTTGCCACCTGAAGAATAACGACCGGTATCAGTTCCCATAGAATTTAATCTGAATCTAATACGGCCATCAGCCCAGTGATTAGCTAATTCAGGAATAACATCAACATATGTAGTAATTAGTTTAACAATGCCGCGTCTTTCAACTAATAAACTACAAATCTCTAAATCTGGCATCTTCTCATGAATTGCTTCTAATTCATCTTCACCAGTAGCTCTTGGATTCTTTGTGCTAACCTGTGGAGCTTTAAGAATATCATAGAAAAGAATAGCTAATTGAACAGGAGATGCTAAGTTAATCGGGTCTCCAAGTTGTTCAGATTTTGGCTTAGTTTCTCTATAACGCTTACCATCAGCGTCAACTAAGTTATACATCTCTTCGATCTTTTCTTGGGACATCTTAGATTTCTTAGGAACATATGTCTTAGTCTTTTCATTTGCTTCAGGTGTTAAACGCCATTCATCTATTTTATCTTTCAAATGTTCAAGTTCTGCAGCAATTTTTTCATCAATAGTGTTTAATTGATTATTATATTTTTCTTTAAGTTTTTCACCAAACTCTTTATCAATACAGACACCTTGCATTTCCATTTTAGCTGTAACTTCAACAATAGGCATTTCAATGTTTTCAAATAGCCATTTAAGTTTTTTATTATCTTCACCATCAAAAAATGGCTGTTCCCAAAGATAAATCTTATCAGTCATCATTGAGTCTGTAGCAGCATATAAAGCAAATATTTCAGGGTCAACAAAAGCATATGGAATATTTTCAAATAATCCTTCAATATCATATTTTGCTTGACTTGGATCAATTAAAGTAGTATACAAATATTTTAAACTTGTACGCTTTTCACTATATAAATTTTCATCAATTAATCTAGCTGCAATAATAGTATCCCAATCTGGTTTAATAGCAATATTACAAGTTGTTTTAATAACTTCATAGTCAAACTTACCATTGTGCATAATAACTTTAATTTTATTATCTAAAACTCTTTGCAACTGGGCTCTACAGTCATCATAAGTTAGCTGATTCAGCAAAAGTTCGCCTGTTTGCCACTTAACATGTTTAATTGGAATATACGCCTGCTTTTCTCCAGGAACATATAAACACAAGCCAACCATTTCTGAGCTGACAGCATCTGTCGTATTATTAGTTTCAGTATCAATGTCAATTCTGCCGGCTTTAATAGCCTTATCAATATAAACTGAAAAGTCATCAAGACTTCTGATGACAATTGTATTTTGTCTTTGTTTACCTAATATCTTGATGACTTTTTCAGTAATAATCGCAAGACGTTCTTCAATGGTAAGTTTTTTTGAAGCTAATAACTTCTCAGTATCTAATTCTTCTGATTTTTTCAGTTCACCAGAAGCTTTTTTAACTAACTTTTTGACATCAGATTTAGTTTGTTTAATGTCAATATCAAAATCTGCTCCAAATAGTCCTTCCATTATAGTCTCCTTATATTATATTAGAATGAAAAACCGCTAAAATTTCTTACAGGTCGTTCTGTTGTAGTAGACTGCTGTTGAGCAGGCTGTTGTGTAGGTTGTGCTGTAGGCTGCTGGACAGGCTGCGGCATAGTAGGTGTTTCCTGCACAGTAGCTGTATTAGGTCTAACTGCATCAGCTTGACCATAATGTTGTTGATTAGCAGTAGTAGTTGCTGCAGTTTGTACAGGTTGTTCATCTGCTTTAAAAGCACCTGTTGCTAAATAAGTTTCAAGGTCTGCTGCTGTTTTTACCCAGAAAGAATGCTTAGAAACTTCAAAATTATTAAATGCACTAAAATCCATAGGCACGAAATCAGGCTTATCGTAAAGAGGAATGTAATCTAATGCATATCTTGTATCTTTGCCAGATCCCATACGAGTAAGTTTAAACACATGAGCAGAAAGGTCGCCATAATCTCTTAACTTTGTAGCTAATTCTTTAGAAAAGCCAGCAGGACGCTCCCAGACAACAGGCTGTGCAACAGAAAATTGACCAGTAGTAGCATCTTTATAAGCAATAAGCATTTGAACATACACTTTTTTAGCAGCTTTGCTAATAACTTCATGGCCTTCTGCTGCAGCTTTACAAAACGGGCATGCATCAGAATAGGATCCAACTTCATTTAAGCACATAACGGGGGTAAAGCCGGAACCAAGACCTTCAAACTTTTTACCAAAAGCAGGTGTATGAACTGTAGCAAACTTGAGGTCATCAAGTTTAGAAACATTAATTCTAACTAATGCTTCTTGGCCATCAGCTAATTTTAAATAGCCGATTTTAGGTGCGGTTGTAGCGGGGTTGTTGGCACGTGCAACAACTTGTTGATATTGATCGTAATTAAATTGTGACATTGTATCTTTCTCCTTTATCTTTTAAATATCACTGAATGTATTATCATTCATTATATTATACAGCGTTGAATTTAAATTGTTTATTTATTTTTTGCTTCTTCTATAAATCTTAAAAATTCATCTTTTGTAAGCTCACCAATATCTTTTTTACCTATAATATTAACATCATAAATAAAAAATCTATTAGCTAAATACTCATGAGCTTTTTTGGTAAACAGTTTTCCAGCAGCATCATTATCAAACATTAAATATATTGTTGAAATTGGTGACTTATTTATTAATTTAAATTGCTCTACAGATGGATTCCCAAGTGTTGCAATGGCTGGCATACCATATTGGTTTGCTAAAAGGCAATCAAATAAACCTTCTGTCAATACACATGTATGTATATCTTCTTGAAAAATTTTATTAATACCATATACAGGCTTAGCAATACCAGATTCAATAAAAAATGTTTTTGTATCAATATTACGTTTTAATAAAGTAACAAGTTTACCTTTTTCATTATAATATGGAAAAATTACTTGACGATACTTGGGGTCATATCTTAAATTAAATTTTTGAGCTGTCTCACGTGTAAGTTTACGTTGACTTAAATACGGCGTCCACGTTTGATACTCATCTAACACAGATTCATCTAAATATTTTTTAGCCTCTTTATTTTTATTCAATACAATAGGATCAGCCATTGTTGTAATATTATTTATTAAAGTACAACTAAAGTTAGTTAATAGCCATTTTTTTGCATAATCATCATTAGAATTAAAGCATTTAGCAACAAATTTTAAAAAATTACCTTTTTTACCACAGCCAAAACAATGGAAAATACCATCTTTTTTTCTAATAAAACAAGAACCGTGTTCTTCTAAACCATCGCTATGAAATGGACAGCTAACTGTAATATCATCTGCTGTTTCCTTAATATCCGCTAGTTTTCCATTAGCTAAATCTATACGTAAAAGTTCAATAATTTTTGCTAATGGACTATTAATAACATAATTATCTACTATAATTCCTTGCATAATTTTTAAAATTGAATCTCGCCATTTGCACCAATAGATGGCTCAGCATCAAAAACTTCATATCTACTTGAATCTGTTGGCATATCTGGGTTAAGAATAGTGAATCTGCCAGTATTAAAATTTGCATGATAGATTAACTTGCCAGTACCACCATCTCTTGATTTAGTAATGTCAATAGTAAGTCTATCATCTTTAATTTTTGTTTTTTCAGCATCTTCATATAAACGCTCTCTGCTCAGCATAAGAACACAAGTAGCATCTTGTCCAATTCTATCAGTTAACCCAATTTGAGTTGTATCATTTTCGCCATCTTCATTCTTAGTTCTATTCATTTGAGCAACAGAAACAATTGGGATTCTTTTCATAACTTGTAGATTCTTAACTGCTTTTGAAATATTAGCAACTCTTTCATGTCCGGTTTGAGCATGACTTGTGTCTTCAAGTAATGAATATTGGTCAATAAATAAAATTTCTAAATGCTCTTTTTCAACAAATGCTCTTAATGCTGCAACTGTAGCTGGACCAGCTATATCATTTGGAGTTAATACTTTTAAAGTACCACGGCCATCTTTAGAGTACATACCATTTTTTAATTTTTCAAGATAGTCTTTATACTGCATCTGAACTGATGTATCAATACCACGTGTAATAATATTATTGTTAATTCCACCAATGATCGTATCAATACGATAGCCTATTTTGTCAACAGACATTTCACCAGAGTAAATACCAACCCTTAAGCCTTGTTGAACTGCTGCGGCGGCCATAATTAACAATGTCCAAGTTTTACCCACACCAGTTCTAGCGACAATAACCATATTTTCATTTTCGCGATCTAAGCCACCAATAATGTTATCAAGCTCAGGAAAACCTGTTTTAATATAATATTTATCATGATTTGTAACACGCTCAAGATAACGATCATATCTACTTGTATCAGTAAGCAAGTCATGAGATTGAATAGCAGAGCCTTGGTGTAGATTGTCAACTGAGTTTATAAGATAATCAACTGCATCATCTGTTTTATTTTCTTCAATTAGTTTTTTAATTTTATTAAATCTAGTTGCTATAAAACTTGAATTATAGTCTTTATAAAGCTCCTCAATTAAATAATTATCCGGCTCATTGACCTCAACAATATCCCAATCAGGAAAAACATCGATAAAAGTTAATTTATCTGGCACTGTTTGATATTTTTCATAATGATTTTTAATATAATTAAATTCAGCTTTATAATTAAAGAAAAAATCTTCTGTTAAATTATTTAGTTCTACTAAAGAAAAATCTTTTGTTTGTAAAATTTTATTTAAAACTTGAAGTTGTGCAGTCATATTATTCTTCTCCTCCAACTAAACTTAAATAACGTTTATCTGCGCCATGTAATTCAATATCAATTGATTTATTACAGATTCTACTTGCTAATCTTTCACCTAATGCATTTGACAGCTCTTTACTGCCTAAATTTGAAGTAAAAATATTGCTTTTGCCATTATCCATTCTTGTATTAATCATATTTAATAGGTGATTCAACTCAAACTCTGTTCCAATTTTTGTAGCGATATCATCCCAAATAATCAAATCGGTATCTAAAACATATTTATTAACAAAATCAGCATATTCATTTTTACTTGAAATACTTTCTTTTATAGCTAATAAATATCTCGGCACGCTAATAAATAAACCTTGACATTTAAAATTAGACTTCATCCATATTTTATTAAAATAACTTATTAATAATCTAATACTCCACGAAGTTTTACCGTTGCCACAATTATATGAATGTAAATATAAATTAGCGCCTGATGCCACAAATTCGTCCATCTTTTTTTCAATAGCAGCTAATTGCTGAAACTCATGTAAATCTGTGCCGTCTTTATCTGTAAATAATTTGCCAACTTGTTTTTGCTTACTAGTAAGTAATGAATTATCATATAAGCAGTCTAATCTATATTTGCGCATACAAAAATCTTGATCACAATCAATGCCATTACAATTATTTTTATACGGACAATTTTCGATCATATACTTTACCTCATATTATACATTATTACTTATTTTCCACTAGAACCATTCCAGTTTTCGCCACGATCAGAAGTACCTAAATCTTCTACTACCTCTAAAGAGTCCTTAAAAACAGGAAAGATAAATAATGAACAGACTCTTTCATCTTTCTTATATGAAAAATCTTGATCAGTTGAATTTTGAATCATTAAATGAAGTTCTCCTAAATAACCTTCATCAATTAAAGGCATTTGAATGCTCATACCAGTTTTACAAACAGATGACCTCATTGCGAATAATCCGGCATAACCACTTGGAAGTCTAACACCAAAACCTAAATCAACTGTAGTCAAAGAATGAGCTTTAAAAGTAACATCTTCAGGAAGGAACACGTCCCAACCTGCATCACTTTCGCGCTTTTTTAATGGTAAAGTTACATCTTTAAATAGTTTTATTTTCATTTAATTTCTCCTTAATAAAAATACATTTATTATACAATGAATTAGTTTTTTTATTTATAACTATTACTAACTCGCTTATATTATAGTATACAATTTCAATAGCATCAATTTTAGATACTTTTTTATTTTATAATAAAATATCGTCCAAAATTTTGGACGATATTTAACTTGCTATATTAAGTATATTTAATTGTATCTTTTATATTTATTTTTAGATTTTTCAGCAATTTCATTTACCACTTTCATAATTTTTTCAGCATCATCATAAGTTGACATCTGAACTTCTTCAACTTCAAATGCTTCATCAAGTGGGTTTTTTGTATGCTGTTTTAAAACATTTTCCAATGAAGTGTCACCATAAATAACCGCATCCGCCTCATCGATTGTAAGACCTTTACTAAGCAATTCTTTAAGTTGTTTTTTGTAATTTTCAATTTTCATAACTAAATCCTCTACTTTATTATATTATATTATACACTTTATTTTTTAGGATTTACAGTAAAATATGCCTTTTCACCAGAAT